CTTCTTGGTTGAGCATGAGCAGGTGTTTATGTACAAAAGAGATGGAGAGTGGAACTCAGTGGGCAGGCATTCTTTTGTAAAGCCCGTAGAGCCTAAAGGTATGTTCTTGTTTACAGGAGCAGAGTATGAGCCGCTTATGGGCGAGATGGTGTATCCAAGTGAATACACTCTTAGTCAAGACATCAAGAAAGGAGATTTGATAAACTTTGCTCCTGAAAGTGAGTATGAGTTTGATGTTGATGGTCAGCTCATGTACAGGATAATGGACAGACATATTACAATGCACCGGAATGAACTTCAAGAAAGCTAGGACAGACATCATTGATGCGGCAGAGAAAGCCGTCAAACAACTTATCAAGGTTGCAGAAGAAAAGATTATTACCGAAGACCCTGAAAACGATTTGGCTGCTGACAGGCTTAAAAATGCAGCGGCTACAAAGAAGTTGGCAATCTTCGATGCGTTTGAGATAATATCAAGAATAGAGCAGGAAAGAGAAAACTTAAATGAAGCGTCAGAAGCAGCAGATAAATCCGTTGGAGGATTTGCAGAAAGAAGGTCAAAGTAGCCTTTATACTGTACTAGACTCTCACATTCCCGGCACGGTTGTGTCGAACAAGAATCGTAGCAAGAGTTGGAAGTATGGCTACGACCCCAAGTATGACGTTGTTGTTATTTCAAAGACAGGAGAGATTGGTGAGGTTGTGGAAATCTCAGGCCTAAAGATTGCTTTGCCTAAAGCGCCAAAAAATGTTTGGTCAAGAAGTAAAAAGAAAGAAGAGCAGTATTGGGAGAGACATGAGATACCTAAGGTCTTAGACAAAATACAGAGCATCTTCCATTGGAACGAGATGCCCAAGGAGTTTAAGGCAAAGTGGGTGTCGTACATAGAGGGGGAGTTTGACAACAGAGAAAATGGCTTTTGGTTCCTGAATAATGGAAAGCCTACATACATCACAGGCTCTCATTATATGTACCTTCAGTGGGCTTCTATTGATGTAGGGTATCCTGATTACCGAGAAGCAAACAGGATATTTTTTATTTTTTGGGAAGCCTGTAGAGCTGACAATCGTTGTTTTGGAATGATATACCTGAAGATTCGTCGTTCAGGATTTTCATTTATGTCGTCTGCTGAAAGCGTCAACACAGCAACTCTTGCAAAAAATGCACGGGTTGGCATCCTGTCGAAGACAGGTGCTGATGCTAAAAAAATGTTTACCGACAAGGTTGTTCCAATAAACAGCAAGCTTCCGTTTTTCTTTAGACCCATTATGGATGGTATGGATAAGCCAAAGACTGAATTGGCGTACCGCATTCCCGCATCCAAGATTACCAAAAAGAATATGTCTCAGGTGTCTGATGAAGACATGAGTGGATTGGACACCACGATTGATTGGAAGAATACTGAAGACAACAGTTACGATGGCGAAAAGCTTTTGTTTTTGGCGCATGACGAAAGCGGCAAGTGGTTGAAGCCAAACAATATCCTAAACAATTGGAGAGTAACTAAGACCTGCTTGCGTTTGGGGTCTAAAATTATTGGCAAGTGCATGATGGGTTCTACATCAAATGCTCTTGACAAGGGAGGGTCCAACTTTAAGAAGTTGTATGAGGATTCTCGTGTTTCTACCCGAAACAAAAACGGTCAGACAAGGAGTGGAATGTACAATTTGTTCATTCCGATGGAGTGGAACATGGAGGGATTTATCGACAGGTATGGTATGCCCGTGATGCATTTAACCACCACTAAGCCTGTCAGGGGCATTGATGATGCATATATCCATCAAGGAGCGGTTGACTATTGGGAAGCTGAAGTAGAGTCTTTGAAGAGTGACCCCGATGCGCTGAATGAATTTTACAGGCAGTTCCCAAGAACAGAATCTCACGCATTCAGAGATGAGAGTAAGTCATCTATATTCAACCTTACCAAGATTTATCAGCAGATAGATTATAACGACGGAATAATGCAGGGTCAGTTTATATCTGTTGGCAACTTTCATTGGAAGGATGGGGTAAAAGATTCTGAAGTTATTTGGTCGCCTGACAAAAGGGGTAGGTTTAGAGTGTCTTGGTTGCCTCCAAAAAAATTACAAAACAAAGTCATAGATAAAAATGGAAAAAGGTATCCTGCTAATGAACACCTTGGTGCGTTCGGGTGCGACCCATACGACATATCCGGAACTGTGGGAGGTGGATTTTCTAATGGTTCCTTACATGGACTTACCAAGTATCACATGGACGACGCTCCCGTCAATGAGTTCTTCCTTGAGTATATAGCACGACCGCAGACTGCTGAGATATTTTTTGAAGATGTTTTAATGGCTTGCGTGTTTTATGGAATGCCTCTGTTAGCTGAAAACAACAAAGCTAGGTTGCTGTATCACTTTAAGAACAGGGGCTATAGGGGATATTCAATGAACAGGCCTGACAAAGTTTTTAACAGATTGTCTGTAACCGAAAGGGAAATAGGTGGAATACCCAACTCTTCTGAAGACATAAAGCAAGCTCACGCTTCAGCTATTCAGTCTTACATTGAAAAGTATGTAGGGCTAGATATGACGGGTGGTTATCGTTCTCCTGATGAAATGGGGGTTATGTACTTTAACAGGACACTTGAAGATTGGGCAAAGTTTGATGTATCTAACCGAACAAAGCACGATGCTTCAATAAGTTCAGGGTTAGCTATAATGGCCTGTCAAAAAGATATGTACGGACCTCAAAAAGTAGAGTCCAAGAAAATAAGCATTAAATTTGCAACTTACAGCAATAAAGGGATTCAAAGCGAAATATCTTGATGAAGGAAGTTTCTATTAACATAAACCCAATGGGTTTCCCTAGTCAGTTTGTTCCTGATGCTGAAAAAGATACTCTTGAATTTGGATTACAGATAGGGCAAGCTATTCAGTATGAGTGGTTTAGAAAAGATAATTCAGTAAGAGGTAGATACTACGAAAGATACAATGAGTATCAAAATTTAAGACTTTATGCTCGCGGAGAACAATCTACCGCGCAATACAAAAAAGAACTTGCGATTGATGGGGATTTATCTTACATCAATTTGAATTGGCAGAATGTTCCCGTAATACCAAAGTTCGTTGACATTGTAGTTAATGGAATGTCCGACAGGCTTTTCAAAGTAAAAGCTTACGCTCAGGATGCAATGTCTCAAGCAAAGCGAAGCAAGTATCAGGACATGATTGAGGGTCAGATGGCTGCAAAAGATATTCTTGAAATAGCGCAAAGCATTTCAGGCCAAGACCCTTTTGTAATGAATCCTGACGAGCTTCCCGCAAATGACGAAGAGCTTTCTCTTTATATGCAGATTAACTACAAGCCTGCTATTGAGATTGCTCAAGAAGAAGCTGTGTCAACAATATTTGATGAAAATGATTTTTTACACACAAGGAAAAGGTTGGACTACGACCAAACTGTTTTGGGTGTTTCTATTGCTAAGCATCAGTTTCTTCCCGGAGACGGAGTTAAAATTTCTTACTGCGACCCTGCTAATGTAGTTTACAGCTATACTGAAGACCCCTACTTTAAAGATTGTTTTTATTGGGGTGAGATAAAAACCATACCTATTACAGAGCTTTTAAAAATAGACCCCTCTTTAACTCAAGAAGATTTAGAAACAATATCTAAGTACAGCCAATCTTGGTATGACTACTTCAATGTTTCTGAGTTTTACGATGATGATATTTTTTTCAGAGACACCTGTACTGTCCTTTACTTTAACTACAAGACCGCTAAGAAGATGGTCTACAAGAAAAAGAAAATGGATACGGGAGGAGAAAAGGTTATTGAAAAAGACGACACATTCAATCCTCCTGAAGAAATGATGGAAGAGGGAGGTTTTGAAAAAATGGAAAAAACAATTGATGTTTGGTACGATGGCATTATGGTCATGGGCACAAACATTATGTTGAAGTGGGAGGTGATGAAGAATATGGTTCGCCCTAAGTCTACATCACAGCACGCTATGCCAAATTATGCAGCCTGCGCTCCTCGTATGTACAAGGGTAGAGTTGAAAGCCTTGTGCGCAGAATGATTCCATTTGCTGATTTGATTCAGCTTACACACTTAAAGCTTCAGCAAGTTATTGCTCGTACCGTCCCCGATGGTGTTTTTATTGATGCTGATGGACTGAACGAGGTTGACCTTGGAAATGGTGGTACTTACAATCCTGAAGATGCTTTGAGGCTGTACTTCCAAACGGGTAGTGTAGTTGGACGAAGTTACACTCAAGATGGTGATTTTAACCAAGCAAGGATTCCGATACAGGAGTTAAATAAAAACTCAGGAGCTTCAAAAACACAAATGCTCATTGGTAACTACAATCATTACTTGGATATGATTAGAACTGTTACGGGGCTTAATGAGGCTCGCGATGGTTCTACTCCTGATGAAAGGTCTTTGGTTGGTGTTCAGAAATTAGCTGCTTTAAACTCAAACACAGCTACTCGACATATACTCGATGCAACTCTTTTTATAGTTAAAAGAGTCGCAGAAGGAATCTCTTGTAGGGTTGCTGATATTCTTGAGTATTCAGAGTTTAAGGATGATTTTGCAAATAAAATAGGAAAGTACAATGTTTCAATTCTTAACGACATTAAAGACCTCTACATCTACGATTTTGGCATCTTCTTGGAAGTGGCTCCGGATGAAGAGCAAAAAGCTCAGCTTGAAGCAAACCTTCAAATGGCTTTATCAAAAGGTGACATCAATCTTGAAGACGCTATTGATATTCGTGAAATCAAAAATATTAAGCTTGCGAACCAACTTCTCAAAGTAAAGAGAATTAAAAAATCTGAACAGCTTCAGAAGAACGAAATGCAGAAGCAGGCTATGACTGCTCAGAATAACGCTCAGTCTCAGCAGATGGCAGCGCAAGTTGCTATGCAAAAAATTCAAATGGAGACGCAGGCTAAAATGCAGCTTAAGAAAGCAGAAGCTACTTATGACCTTGAAAAAATGAGAGGAGAGGCTGAGCTAAAAAGTCAGTTAATGGCTGAAGAATTTAGGTACAATCTTCAAATAGCTGCTATGCAAGGCAAGTCTTTGGGTGATAGGGAGCAAGCTAAAGAGGATGCTAAAGCTGATAGGATTAGTCAGCAAAACACTGAGCAGTCCAAACTTATTGAGCAGAGGTTGAACAATCTTCCTTCAATTGTTTTTGAATCAAATGAAGATAGTTTAGATGGTTTTGACCTTGCGGAGTTTTCTCCAAGATAATGTCATAAATTTGCATTAAATCTAACTACAATGGAAATCAAAGTAAAAGAAGTTACAGGTGAGGAAAAATCTGTTTCAGAAAAAGAACAGGAGGTTTTAAATAAAGCCGAAGGAAGTGTCGAGGTCGACACAAATGAAGTTCATAATGAAGCAGGTGGAGACGAAGGGGAGTTAAAAGAAGAACAAGTGTTGTCGTACATAAAAAATAGGTACGACAAAGAAATTACTTCTTTTGACGAGCTGATGAGTGAGAGGGAAAGGTCTGCGGATATTCCCGAAGATGTAGCTACTTACATGAAGTTTAAGCAGGAGACAGGAAGAGGGTTTTCCGATTTTGTCAAAATGCAAGAAGACTTTGAAGAAAAGAATGAAAACGAAAGATTGAAAGAATATCTTTTGGCTACTGAAAAAGGGCTTGACCCCGAAGATGTTGACCTTGTTATGGAAGAGTATTCATATGATGAAGACTTGGATGATGAGGACGACATCAGAAAGGTAAAGCTCAAGAAGAAAAAAGTGGTTGCTCAGGCTAAGGATTGGTTCAATCAGAACAAGGAGCAGTACAAGGTGAAACTTGAGTCAAGTTCATCTTCGGTTCCTGAAGCTGATAAGGAGCAATACGAAGCCTATCAACAATACATGAAGGAGGCTAAGACGATTGAAGAGGAGCAGACTAGGAAGCGTGAGTATTTTATTAAAAAGACTGACGAAGTTTTTGATGGCGATTTCAAAGGTTTTGAATTTTCTGTTGGAGACAAAAAACTTACCTACTCTCCCGGTGATAGAGATGAAATCAAGAAGCAACAGCTAAACTCCACATCCTTTGTAGGGAAGTTCGTGGATGAGCAAGGGTTGCTGAAGGATACACACGGTTATCACAGGTCGTTGGCAGTGGCGTTGAACCCTGAAAAGTTTGCCAAGTTCTTTTACGAGCAAGGCAAGTCGGATGCAACAGACAATACAATGCGTAAAATGAAAAACGTAGATATGTCTGACACGAGGGCTGTCCCTCAAGTATCTCGAAAGGATGGGTTGACAATACGAGCTATTCCTTCAGAATCCGGGCGCGGACTTAAAATACGCAGCAAGAAAAGTTAACGAGACTAAAAAATAAAAAATGTCTGTACTATCAACTCCGGGCTACAATCTACAGCCCTCTTCGCAGCGCATTGCGTTGCCAACAAACTACATTACCGACTTCAATTTCTTGAATCAGTATCTGCCTGATACTTATGAAAAGGAGTTTGAGCGTTATGGTAATCGTACCGTAGCTTCTTTCCTTCGCATGGTAGGAGCTGAAATGCCAACTACTTCTGACCAAATCAAGTGGGCAGAGCAAGGTCGTTTGCACATCAAGTACACCAACTGTGTTTCAGACCAAGCATCAACTACTGCTGCTGATACTGCCACCATCACAGTTAACGATGCTCTTGACCCCAATCCTGCTGCTACAGATGGCTCTGCTAATCCTTTGAACACAGGTGGCATTGCTATTCGAGTAGGTCAGACTGTTATGATTACATCTAACACAGGGACCGGTGCTAACAAAGGTATTGTTACTGCTGTTGACTATGGCGCTGGCGAATTTGATGTAGCATACTATGAAGCGGGCGGTCAAACTTTTGGAGACAGTGAAACTCTGACGGTATTCATCTATGGCTCTGAGTTTAAGAAAGGTTCTGCCGGAATGGTTGAAAGCTTGGAAGCCAACGATGAAATCTTCGACAACAGCCCTATCATCATGAAGGATGCCTATCGTGTTACAGGCTCTGACATGGCTCAGATTGGTTGGATTGAAGTGACTACCGAGAATGGCGCTACCGGCTACTTGTGGTACATGAAGTCTGAGCATGAGACTCGTCTCCGCTTTGAGGACTACATGGAAACTTCAATGCTTGAGGCTGTTCCTGCTGAAACAGATTCAGGAGCTGCTGCCGTTACAGCTGCGGGTGTAGGTAATAAGGGAACCAAGGGTATTTTCTACGAGGTAAACAATCGTGGTAACGTCTTTGGCGGTGGATACCCAACTGTTCTTTCTGACTTTGATGACATCATTTCTCGCTTGGACAAGCAGGGTTCTATCGAAGAGAACGTACTCTTCTTGAATCGTGAGGCTTCATTCGCTATGGATGATATGCTTGCTGCTCAGAACTCTTACGGAGCCGGAGGTACTTCTTACGGTCTGTTTGACAATGACGAGCAGATGGCTCTGAACCTTGGGTTCTCAGGATTCCGTCGTGGTTATGACTTTTACAAGTCTGATTGGAAGTACCTGAACGACCCCACTATGCGTGGAGGTTTGAGCGATGGATGGGCAGGTGCAACTTCTGCACAGACCATTACAGGTATGCTCGTTCCCGCAGGTTCTACAACTGTGTACGACCAAGTTCTTGGTAAGAACGCTAAGCGTCCTTTCCTGCACGTTCGTTATCGTGCTTCTGAGACTGAGGACCGTCGTTACAAGACATGGATGACAGGTAGCGCCGGAGGTGCTGCAACTTCCGATGTCGATGAGATGAAGGTTAACTTCTTGACCGAGCGTGCTGTTTGCGTCATGGGAGCTAACAACTTCTTCTTGTTCCGCTACGGAGCGTAATCAGTTGAGTGATTAAGGGGGCGAAAGTCGCCCCCTTTTTTTATTTAAATAAAGTGCAATGAAACAAAAACAAAAGTTTGAGGACAAGGTGTATCGCCTAAAAGCAAACAAGGCTCCCATGTCCTATATCCTTCCAACGCGCCATAGTCGCGCTTATCCCCTTACTTATTTTGATGAAAGCACAGGAGAGAGCAAAGCTCTTCGATATGCTACAAATCAAAAGACTCCGTTCATGGAAGAACAGGAGGGTGAGGTAATACTCAAGCCTGTGGTTTTTGAAAACGGTATGCTTACCGTTACCAAGCAAAACCAAATTCTTCAAAACTTTCTTTCTTTTCATCCTCAGAATGGCTCTGTGTTTGAGGAGGTCAATACTGAAAAGGATGCTCAAGAGGAGTTGGACATTTTGAATATTCAGGCAGATGCTATTATTGAGGCGAAGAGTCTTGATGTAGATGCTCTTGAGATGGTTTACCGAGTTATTTTTGGAAGAGACCCTCAGAGGCTAACTACTGCTGAGCTAAAAAGAGATGTTCTTGTTTATGCTAGAAACAATCCGCTTGAGTTTTTGGATTCACTTAGTGACCCTGAGAATGAGTACATGGCTCAAATTCAATCTTTCTTTGATGAAAAGCTTCTTTCTACCCGCAGGTCGGGCAGCGAGGTTTGGTTCAATACCAAAGGTAATAAAGGGAAGATGCTGAATGTCCCACACGGCATGAACAGAAATGTTGTGGTTGCAGAATATCTTAAATCAGACCAAGGCATTGAAGCTTTGAAGCACTTAGAGGCTGAGCTGTAATTTGCTGTACTGCAATTTTAAAGGGGCCAACAGGCCCCTTTCTTTTTTTGTAATTTTGCGTTTATGATAAATTCAGTAAGACAAACTGTTCTTTCTGTTCTGAATAAGAACAACTACGGATACATTACTCCTGCCGATTTTAATCTTTACGCAAAGCAAGCTCAGCTTGAGGTTTTTGACCAATATATGTATGACTACAATTATCAGGTCAATAAAGAAAATGCTCGGCAGTCAGGTACTGATTACGCAAACATTGGCAGAAGCCTTGCGGAAGGGATAGACACCTTTTCAGTTACTAAGCCTTTAAAGAAAACTGTCAACTCAGTTACTGCTAATCTGAATAACTTTTATTTGCCTAGTGTAGCTAGTACCGGAGAAGACTACTACATGATAAACAAGGTTTTGGTGTATTCTTCTGTAGCAAGTGGAACCAACAATGTTTTGAATACAAAACAATTGATTGATACTTCACAGCCTTCTTGGACTGCCCCTGTTAGTGTTGGGGATTTGGTAGTAAACTCCACCACGGAAAATTTTGCTTATGTTACTGCGGTGAATGGCCCGCAAACACTAACGCTTACAGATGATATTTTTACAAACGGCGACCCTTTTCAAAACTACAGAGTATTAAGCGGTGTAAAGGTTTCTGATAGAATTACCCATGACAAAATCACCACCTTAAACGCAAGTCTTTATACTCAGCCAAGTACAATTTTTCCGGCTCATAGTGAGGCAAATGATTTCCTTACAATCTTTCCTTCTACCATAACTGCTTATGGTCAGGTGGTTGCTCAATACATACGCTATCCGAAAGAGCCAAGATGGACATATACTACTCTTGCAAATGCAGAGCCTGTATTTGATTCAACTCAAGCTGACTTTCAAGATTTTGAGGTTCCTGCTGATGATGAGTACACATTGGTTCAGAAGATATTGGGATACGCAGGAATGTCAATAAGAGAAATAGAAGTAGTAAAGTTTGGTCAGGGAAAAGAACAGGCTGAAACTTTAAGTGAGAAATAATGGCATATTTATCAGAACAGGGTTACTACGAAAATGAATCAAATTGGGGTTCGTATCAATATGTTTCATTAGAAGACATTGTCAACAACTTCATGTTGATGAACACAGGCAATCACAGCCTCATCAATAATGAAGAGCGTTACAAAATTATTTTTCATGCAAAGAGAGCTATTCAGGAGCTAAGCTATGATGCGTTTAAAAACTTAAAAGTTCTTGAGCTTGACCTTACTGATACTCTTCGATTTATCCTCCCAAGCGATTTTGTCAATTGGGTAAGAATAAACATCTACAAGAATGGTTTCTTGTTTCCTTTGACCGAGAATATTCAAGTTCAGTCTTCAGTTTCTTTTGAACAGACTGACGAAACAACAAGCGGAATTTTGTTTGACCAATCAGGAAATGCTGTTAGAAAAGATTCTGATATTGACACAGATAGATTGGCGGGCACAAAAAAGAGTATTTATCTAAATCCCGGAAACCAATTTCATGGAGCTGAGGGTTGGTGTATTGATGGTGATTGGTACTTTTCGTACAGGTACGGGAAAAGATATGGGCTGAATACAGAAACCGCCAACAAGAATCCTACTTTTGAAATCAACCGGTCAGCAGGTGTAATTAACTTTGGTTCAGAAGCATCAGGAGAGACTGTTATTGTCGAATACATTTCTGATGGAATGGAAGGCGGTAGTGAGTCTTCAATGAGCGTAAACAAGCTTTTTGAAAAGTATGTGTACGCATACATAACATATGAAATGTTGAACGCTAAGCTTGGTGTCCAAGAGTATATTGTTGCAAGAGCAAGAAAAGAAAAGCAGGCTTTGTTCAGAAACGCAAAGATTAGGCTTAGTAATATAGACCCCGGCAAACTTCTTATGACTATGAGAGGCCGAGATAAATGGCTTAAATAATGCCAAACATTTCTAGGAACTTTATTAAGGGGCGGATGAATAAATCCGTCGATGAAAGACTTTTGCCTGATGGAGAATACATTGATGCTCTTAATGTCAGGATGGGTTCTACTGAAGAATCTGAGATTGGTGTTATTGAAAATACAAAAGGTAATTTTCAGCTAACTACCCTTATCAATCCTGTAAACTCAGAACAAATTTCTTCTGAGGCAACTTGTGTAGGAGCTTTTGCAGATTCAGCAAATGAGACAATGTATTGGTTTGTGCATGATGGGGGCAACAATGAATCTCCAAATAACATTTGCGACCTAATAGTATCATACAATACTGAAAGCAAGATAGTTACATATCATGTTGTTAGCTGCGTTGACCCAAACGATAGCAACAAAAGCACTTTAAACTTTCAGTCAAACCAAATGGTTTTGGGCGTCAATCTTATTGATGGCCTATTGTTTTTTACAGACAATTTTAATCAACCAAGGGTTATTAATGTAAACAGAGACTACCCGCTTCCTGACTCTACAACATTTCAAGATTACTCTTTATTAGAGGAGGATATTAGGGTAATTAAAAAGCCGCCTCTTGTAGCTCCTTCTGTTGATTTGATTCAAGTTCCTGAAGGAGTCAACTTTATTGATGAGAGGTTTGCTTGTTTTGCTTACAGGTATAGATATGCTGACGGTCAGTATTCAGCGACATCTCCATTTACATCACCTGCATTCGCTATAGAACCATTCAACTTTGCTATTGAAAGTTTTTTGAATGAGGGGATGACCAACAACTTTAATGCTGCTGAAATAACATTTCAAACAGGGAACAAGCTTGTCAGGAGTATTGAGCTTCTGTACAAAGATGCTTCTAATGGCATTATTAAAGTCATCAAAAAATTCAACAAAGACACAGACCCTGTTCCGAACAACTCGTCTTACACATTTAGGTTTGACAAGGATAAAATATTTACGATTTTACCTGAGTCTGAAATACTTAGACTGTATGACAATGTTCCCCTTAAAGCTCTTGGGCAAACCCTTATGGGCAACAGGCTCATGTTCGGCAATTATGTAGAAGGTTATGACTTAAAAGATTCTTCGGACAATCCTGTTCAGTTTAGATATTTTGCAGAGCTAGAAACTCAAGAGGTTGATTTTGAGCAGATAGATGCAAGAAGTTTTTACAATGGTATTTACAATATTAGCGGCACAAGTAGAACTATTTCAGACAGTGTCGTTGAGTTTGATTTTTCTAACATACAGCCGTCTCAGCTTATTGCAGGAGCTAGGCTTGAATTTTCTGCGGTTTTAAGGCATGAAAGTTTTGACGCCAATAACCCAACCACTACTAATCAGCAGTCTCCTGACATAAACATTACTTTTTCGTATCAGCTCAATCAAGACTTTCCTCAAGGAATAGATTTTCTTTTTCAATCACAGAATTTTTTAGAGGCAGTTGGAACTTCTTTAAACATACAGACTGTTCCAAATTCTTGTCAGGGCACTACGTTTACTGATGAGTTTAATTGTCAGCTACCTAATCAGCTTAACTATGTAGGTGGCACTTCTTTAAATAAAGTGGGGAGTGGTATTAACGGAACAGGAGAGCCGATATTAGCAACTGTCCCAAGTACAGGTCTTTTAAGATTTCAGTTTCCTGCTGTCAAGTGGGAAGACCTTTCTGACTCTGCTGAGTATGCTTACGAATATTTTAGAGTAATTACCGGAGCGGCTTCTTTTATTGGAGCAGCAGGTTCAGCTAGTCTTCACAGTAACAGGGATTATGAATTTGCCATTGTATACATGGATGATTATGGGAGAAGCTCTACTCCTCTTGTAAGTGATACAAACGTCATTCATGTGCCTTGCGGAAACTCTCCACTTGTAAACAAGGCGAAGATTACAATTCCAACATCTCAAAAACCACCTTCTTGGGCTACCAAGTACAAGTTTGTTGCAAGAGCAAATAAAGCAAACTACTTGACCATATTCTCTCACATTTATTTTACAGATGAAAGAACAGGTGAAGGATACATTTTATTGGAAGGGGAAAACGGAGCAAAGGTTGAAGTTGGCGATAGATACATAATCAAAGCAGATAATTCCGGGCCAACAAATACTTGTGAGTATATTACTGTTTTAGCTAAGGAAGCTCAACCTCCTAATTTTTTAGATGATAATAGAGTAGAGCCTGCCGGGTTGTACATGAAAGTGCAGCCAAACAATATCGACCTTAACTATGCCGAAGACAATTTTGTAAAAATTTCGGGTAGCGACCAAGTGCGATACCGGGCAACTGATAGTTCTTTTTTGACTTTAAGAACTCAAGAGCAAGACCCAAGTCAACCGGGTTCTTTTATAGACATACCTATTCCTACGGGAAGTAGAGTTAAAATCTACATAGACATCAATAGGGACAACGGAACAGGTTGTGAAGCAAAGACTTATTTGATTGACGAAACATTTGTTGCATCAAGAGATTATGTCAGTTTTTATGATTTTTTTATTGGTGAAAAGCTAGAGTCTGTTTTTACAGACCCTGCAAACATTAAAAGAGGAAGTGCAAACATTCTTTTTCAACCAAACAATAGTTTCAATTCAAGAAGAAGTGGAGGTTCTCGTAGCTTAATTGAGTTTTGTTTTGGGGGCTCAACTCTTGAGTTTTTGAGAATAAGGGGATTTATAAATTGTAGGAATAGGAACTCAAACATCAATGCAAACATTCAGATTTTTAAATCTGACAGAGTGTTGGTTTTTGAAACTCTTCCTGAAGATACCAATCCCGACATTTTTTATGAAAACGAAAATGTGTTTGACATAAGCAATGGCTTTCATTTGTCTCCAACGCAAGACCAAACGGCAAGCCAACCTGCTATTTGCTATCCTAATTTTTTCAACTGCTATGCATTTGGAAATGGCGTAGAGTCTTACAAAATGAGAGATTCTGCAACAGGAACATTTTTTGAATTGGGCAACAGGGCTTTAAGTGTTAGTAGCGAAGACTCTAAACAGGCCCACAGGTTTGCAGACATAACATACAGCGGCATTTATAATGACGAGTCGAATGTCAACAAGCTTAATGAGTTTAACCTTGGCCTTCTTAATTTTAAAACATTAGAAGAGTCATACGGTGTAATTACTCTTATTGACGGCAGAGAAACAGATGTGTTTACTCTTCAGGAAGATAAGGTATCGTATGTGCTTGTAGGTAAAAACCTTCTTTCAGATGCTGCTGCGGGCGGCGCTATCACATCAGTTCCTGAAGTGTTAGGAACTCAAATTGCTCGCATAGAAGATTATGGAAATAGCTTCAACCCTGAAAGTCATGTTCAGTGGGGGGATAGCAGATACTTTACTGACTCTAAGAGGGGTGCGGTAATTCAGATGAAAGGTGTAGGCAAGTCAGAAAGCCTAACTGTAATATCTGAATTAGGTATGCGCTCTTGGTTTCGGGACTTGTTTATTGATAGCTACAACACTAAAAAGTTAGGAGGATACGACCCGTACATGGGCGAATATGTTTTGTCGTCAACTACAGACGAGGTAACATCTACTAATGAACCTGTTTCTTGCGGAGTTACTCAGCAAAACATTCAAGTAAACGACGCCAACCCATCTGTGTCTTTTGATGTGCAGCTCACAAATACAGGTGAGCAAATTGATATTTCGTACACAATACTTAGCCTTACAGGAACAGCTACTATTACTACTGATTTTGGTGGGGGGACTCCGGGTGTCCGTACAATATCATCAACATCTGACACAGGCTATGCAACCAACATAAATAATTTTGGCGCTACCTCTGTAAGAGTGACTATTGATAGGAGTAGCAATGGAGATGAAATTACTTTTCAATCTTTTGAGGTTGGATGCCCTTATGGAAGTTTAATGGATGTTGTTGAAGTTGTTGTTACGAACAATGATGACGCAAATGAAACGCTTCATATTGAGTACGAGTACGAAGACCCGACTAACAATCTTATTTCGATAAGAAGAAGTGATGGGATTGTTTTTCAAACAGGAACAAACCCATTGGTCTCTAGGTATGATACAATTGCGGGACCTCAAGGAACTTCTTTTATTCCTTTTGATGGAAGCACTTTAAGAGTTTATACCAATAAAGTTCCGGGGGATAGTTTTGACGTTCCTACCGGGGCATCTATAGGCTATTTAGCAACAAATACAGATTATCCAAATACTCCTGCGGGAATATCTTCATTGCTTTCGCTTGCTGCTTTTCAATCTTTGCCGATTGGAGGGGCGGAAAGGTCTATAAGCATTACCAACATAACTCTTCAGGACAAGTTGTATTTAGTTTGGGACTTAAGGTCTTCTTCATCTATAAATTTGTGCTATGATTCAACATTGGGAAATACTGTTGCAGATGTTTGTTGCGATGTTACTTGTTTTTGCAACGAGCAATGTTCACAGTATTCTGTTACGTTCAACGACGGGTCTATTGTTGATGCTAGAGTTCAATTTACTGACTGCGATACAGGCCTTTTGTTTACGAATACTGTCGTAAGCGGAACTAATGTTTGCTCAAGGACATTGCCCACGGTGTTTAGTGCAAACGGAGGTTCTGTTAATGATGTGGAAATAGCATTTTCTAACTGTGGGTCTTGTAGTCCTTAAAAAAATGAAATGGGGGTAATTTCAACAGTATACATAGACGGAAATTCTTTTACATCTGCCACCGGCATTTGGACCGACGCGCTTCTTACTACTTATGCGGCAGCAGGATGGTATTCTGATGGCTCAATGGCTAGGTATTGGGATGGACAAGTTTTAGCTCCGCCTTCATCTTGTCCTAGCTGCAACATTGAATGCTCTAACATTTCATTTACAGCAAACTCCGGAACATCTACCACAATACCTAACCCCCCAAATCCATCTTCAAATGTGGGTAGGAAGTTTATAACAAACTTTGACAGCAAAGATGGGCTAGGAGCGATTATTATTCGTTTTTTTCCTAATGATGTTCCAAATGGGATAAACATTTCTTATGATGGAACAGACTACAGGATTTTTTCATCTTTTTTAGAAGGTGAGTTAAATGGAGGAACGGGAGGAACTGCAACATGGGTTGGGAAGAATAACCTTGCTGATTGTTTTATAGACAACATAGGGGGTTACAATTGGGAATTTTCTCCTTTTTTGTTTGATGGAAGTTCATTTAATTCTTTAGGGGGAACTTCTACTGAAACGGTTACAACAGGAAATATACAAGGGACAGATACAGAACCCGGAGAGTGCATTACGGTGATTTCAAAAACAAATGCTCAAGTTTCAAATGTAGAAGCCACTGTTTATGCTCTTTGCAATTCAGACGATTGGTCGCTTGCGATGGAGTGTCCAACAACACTACCTTCTTTTGCTTCTTCTTTAAAGCAAAACACTAAATCCGATGCTTGCAATAATGTTACTTATCCGGATGATGTTGACCAAACCTATTATTTTGCCGGATTTACAGGACAGGGTTCGGGGGTTGCAAAAAATAATTTTGTTTTTTCAGATGCAAATGCAGCAACTCCTTTAGCGAACGGATTTTATAGAGTTGGCCAAAGTGTTGTTATTCAGGTAAATGCAAATGGTATTGTTCAAAATATTCTTCCTTGCGGAGCTGCGCCATCAAATTGGAAAGCATATAGATGTTTTGATGAAGCTGTTGTATGCGTGTCGGGAGTTCCTAACAACGCAAGCGGAAATTCTCACATTGAAGTTTTAGAAGATTCTTGTATTTATCGGTTAGACCAAGAACTGCCGGGTGATTGTCCTTCAAATTCTATTGGGTGGAGGTCTTTTTCAGATGACCCAAATACAATAGAATGTGCTGATACTTGTGCTTTAGTTAAGTTTATCAATAGCTCAGACCAATCAGTTAATGTATCATACACTGATTGCAGCGGAGTTACTCAACAACTTTTTTGTTTTGGAAACTCTGTAAATGAAGTTTGCTTGAGGAGTTTTGACCCTTCTACCCTTCCTTCTTTTATTAGCTACGAATTGATTGATTGCGATTGCGATGGCTTTGTAAAATATCTTGCCACTCTTTGTGGGGACTCAACGGTAACTGTTGTTTTGGGTGCGCCCGCAAACATACCCGCTCTTCCTTCAGGTACTTTGGTAAGAGCTAGTGACACATCGCTTGGTTCAGATTGTACTTATGTAATTGAAGGCACTTCCACCGAACCGATAGATTACTACATAATTTCTGTTGTTGAAGATGAAACTTGTGCTGACCAATGCATCACATACAAAATAGAAAACAGCACAAACCTGTCTTACAATTTTACATTTAGAGATTGTAGCGGTATAATTAGAAATGGATTTATTCGAGCTGCCGAAACTTCTAGCAATCCTGTAGCTGTTACTGTTTGTGCAAAACCATATAGTTTGAATTTACCATTCCGCGAATCGGGGCTTACTTCTGAAGTTTTGCTTTGTAACTGTTTTTCCTGATGCCTACTAACTACACGCTTACATTCAGTAAAGGAAGCCAAGGGTGGCCTTCTTTTTATTCTTATCACCCTGAATTTATTAAGGGTATGAATCAGTTCCTGTACACCTTTAAGGGCGGGAATCTTTTTATACACAATTCAAACGAGGTAAGTAGAAACAACTTTTACGGAACAAGCTATCCATCTACTTTAAAAAGCGTAATCAACTCTTCTCCTTTAGAAAACAAGCTTTTTAAAACTTTGAACCTTGAAGGAGATGCGCCTTGGGACGCGAAGCTTGAAACAGACCTTCAAGCAACAGGATTTATAGACGCAGAATATTTTGACTTGAAAGAGGCGTCTTACTATGCTTTTGTAAGAAACGACCAAGACCAACAAAGTCCGTTTCAAAATCCTATAGACAGCAGTCAGTTTCCTTTAAGGTCTTTTCAGGGTATTGGGGCAGCTTTCTTTAGCAACAACTTGACAAACACTCGAATCAATTATTTTAACCCATTAGGAAGCGGCCCTCCGATTGCAATACCTACTTCGCTTAGCGTTGGCGACTTCATATACTATGGAGATACCGGAGCATCTTCAATAACTCCTGTGTTTGCGGGTGTTGTTACTGCCGTTGTGAGGGACATTGCAAACGGAAACAATTACATAGACGTTGATACGAGCAACGGGACTCAGCCGACTACACCTCCAAATGACAGGTATTTCATGTTTGTCAAAAACTCTATTGCAGAGTCAAATGGAGTGCTTGGTCATTACTGCGTTTTTGAATTGACAAATAACCTTACAACTCCAATTGAGCTGTTCACTGTGGATACAGAGGTTATGAAGTCATTTCCATAAATTTGCAGTATGGCAATATCTCTTAGAGTTCTGCAAGAGTCTGATTATGAAAACATCCTTTTGGGTTGGTGGAGTGATTGGAATTTTGCAGCTCCACCTAAAGACTCTTTGCCTTTTGACGGAAAGGGTGGGTTTATGTGTATGTATGAGGATGAACCTGTTTGCGCAGGATTCTTGTATTTGACAAACTCAAAAATCTGTTGGGTTGATTGGATAATTTCAAGCAAGACTTTTAGAAAGAAACCTTTTCGTCAACAGTGTATTTTGACTTTGCTTCAAAATCTTACTGAAACAGGAAAAAGCAAAGGGTGTAAGTATAGCTATGCACTTATAAAGCACAGGGGGTTGATTGAATCGTATAAAGAATTGGGGTATAGTGAAGGGGATTCGTACACATCAGAAATGATAAAAACACTTTAATTATGGCAGGTTTTACAGCTATAGCAATGGGCATTGGTGCAGCTACTTCTGTAGCGGGCGCGGGAATGAGCTTTGCTCAAGCAGCTAAAAAAAGAAATTTAGCTAAACAAGCTGATTTGGCAGGAGTAGAAGCAAGACGAGAAGCTCAGAAGTTTATGGAAACAATTCGGTCTGAAGAGCTTTCTGTTCCAAAAGAAGTGTTTAGACAAGAGGCCCAAGGCGCTCTTGCACAAGGCGCTCAAATAACCGAAGCAGGTGCAGAGTCAGAAAGAGGTGCTGCTAGAACAGCCGGAGTTGTGAGTCAGTCACAGGCTGCTACTCAAAGGGACATTTCAAATAGAATGGCTAACGAGATTACTAGCCGGGACAGGATGGTTGTTGGAGAAAAGATGCAGAAGGATACCCAAGGGCTTCAGGCTTCATATGCAGACTTGGCAGGCGCTCAGCTTATGTCAGCAGACATGGAAGCTCAGGCGCAAAATGATATTATGTCGGGTATTCAAGGTACGTTAGGGGCTATTGAAACGGGAATGTCTATGGTTCCTTTGTTTAAGGAAAGTCAAGCTGCTAAAGCGTTTAAAGAGTTTGACGAAGAAGGATTTGACCAAAATCTTCTTGCAGACCAAATTGCAAGAGGAGGCGAAGGGGGAGTGGCCGACGAAAACATTTTCAAAAAAATTCAGAATATGTCTCCAATGGAGCTTCAAGACTACATGACTAGTAATTACGATAAAACTCAGCTTGAAGAAATTTTTGATTTGTACAGAAAAAATAATCCTTCTCTGTAATGGCTAAAGGGCGCATAGTATCAAAGCCCGGTGGCGGTCAGATGGCTACCGCCGGTTATGTAGAAAGAGCTTCTAACCAAATTAGTTGGGGTGAAATAGGGGTTCAGGTTTCAGATATGCTTCAGGCTGAAGCGAAGCGTCGTGAGGACATGAAGGCTGAAATCAATGAAGAGTCACGACAAGCGTTTCAAGCACTTCAAGAAAACCCTAAAGGTCAGTCTGAGCTGCTAAATACTGTTAGCAACAATTTTTTAGTAGACGCTCAAGAACAAATGCTGATGACCAAAAGACTTTTAGAAAGTGGTCAGATGGATTTGAGGCAGTATATGAACATCCGTAAAAACATGACTGACGGAACAGCTCAGTTTTATGGAAACCTTCAGCAGTTGCAGGATTATGTTGCTGAACATAATGCAAGAGCGCAGGGAAAAGGTAAAGACGGCAGAACGTCTTCTAATGCAGAGACTGAGTTAATGGCTAAGTTAGGTGTGTTTGGGCAAGATTTACAAAATCTTAGAGTTGGTATTGATGCGGAGGGTGTTATGAGCCTCAATAAAATGGGAGAAGACGGCAAGATTGAAGAAAATGGCATTCTTACAATGTCTCAAATGACTGAAGGTCTGAATACTTTCATTGATGAGTATGACATGACAACAGACATGAAAAAGGCTGAGGAAGCTTTGGGCGAAAAGGTAATGACTGTCGTTAGAAATTCTACTACTGCAAACAGATTTGTAGAAATAGAAAAGATTACTGACAAATCACAGATTCCTGAATACGATTCAGAAGGTAGGGCGATTTTTGACTTTATTAAATACAAAAACCAAATGATTGCTTCTAAGCTCGCAGACCCAATGACGATGCTTTCTGTTCTTTTTGATTATGACGGCGAGCAGGATTATACTTTTTGCTATGACGAGAATTGTGAGGATGAAAAAGGCAAGGTTAGGATTGATAGGTCTTCAGGGACTACTCAGTATGTGTTTAGCGAAGACCAAAAGACCCGTGCAAAAGACCTTATGGATAAATCCTTTATGTCTACTCTAGATGTGAAGGTAGAAAAACAAGCACAAGAAAGAAGCAGACCACCTCAAAGGAATACTGCTGAAATTGAAGCGGGTGAAGAGGCACAGAAAAAAGCTGATTTGGCTAAACAGTGGGCGTCATTATACTATCTGCCTAACGATGAAAAGTTGACTACCATTCGCTCTATCATAAACAATCCTTATGTTGTTAAAGAAATTGGGTTGTCAAAGTTTGAGCCTGTAATAGAAAACGGGGTTTTGACCGGTATAGATGTGGGTTATCTCGATTCTAGGAAAGACCAAGTTATTCCTCTTGATGACTTGGAAAATATGCCATATGAAAAGTGGGTAGAAATAGGAAGCTTTATACACGGACTTGCAAGAGAAGAAGCTCTTGAAAAAGCAGGCAAAATGCCTGAGGGGGCGCAGCCGGACATGAACTTTAGCGGTACAGGAGCAAAGAGAAGGGGTAATGTAAACAAGAGAAAGGATTTGTTTGATGATTGGATTACAAAGTCTGTTTCAGTAGGAGAGGGTGATACCCCCGGACTCGGTTTAGATGAAAATGTATTTTACAATGACGAAGATGTTGTTATAAGTAGGTTGAATAAGATTTTACCTTTGATAACCGGAAAGGATGGCAAGCCTTTGTACACCACAGAGAAGTTTACCATTCAAGATGGTTTTTACATAAACGACCAAAGTGGTGAAACACTATTTGAATTTGACACAAACCTAAGTTCGGATAAGGAGGGTGAAAAAATGAAAGAGCAGTACAATCAGCTAATGAATTTCCTTCAAACAAATCTTTCTAGTGAAAAGGCTGAGATTCTGTACGACAGGGAGCTTGGAGATAAATTTATTGAAGAACAAAAGGAAGAGGGGGAAGAAAGAAGGAAAAAGATTCAAGAGAAAAAAACTGAGGAAAAGGCTGAGGAAAATGTTGACGAAGAAACAGGAGGAACTGCTAGATAATATTTAAAAACATGGACGAACAACTTCTTAAAGATTTTCTTGCAACAGCTAAAAAGGATAATTACAATTGGGAAACCGTTTTTCCAAAATTTCCTGAGCTTCAAGGAATTGACCAACAGCTTTTAAAAGATTACGCTGCTACTGCTAAAAAATACAATTTTAATTATTCAGTAGTAAATGCAAAGTTTCCTGAACTTTTTGGGGAGCAGCAGGCTCCCGATTTAGAAAAAAAAAGGACAGACGGTACTACGGAATTGCCATTGGAAGATGGTTCTTTGGAGCCGTCAGAAACCCCCGTTGAGCCGACAAAAACTGCTGAAGAGTATGATGACGGCACATTTTTAAGAGACTACTACCCGCCCGAAGATTGGAGGCATGACCTTGGTGTTGCGCTAGATGCTTTTAAATCAAGACCGGGCGCTCCTACATACCTTTACGAGGCTATTGATGACTTTGCCCGTGCTATTGGTGGAGGCGGTGTTCAGGCAGACCTTGTGGATGCGGCTGCTGATATGCTGTACACATCAGACATATCAGACCTTACTGACGAGCAGTTACAATCAATAATAGACCTTTCAGAAAAGCGGGCTAAAATGCCTATTTCTGATGCTATGCGTCGTTGGAATCGTATTTA